TGCACAAAGATTACAAAATAATTACAGATTATGCGGTGCGCCACAAACGGGCCGAAAATTGGTGTTCAACCAGTGAAAAGTAGCCGGAAGCCGCATAAAGGGAATAGTTCGCTTGTTGATGTGCAAGGTGGACCAAACAAAAATAATCCGAACTTGTTTCCGATAGGAGATGGGTTCGGATTATTTGTTTTCTTCGGAAAATTAGCGTTTGCGAAGCAATGAAAGCCCCAGTGGGGCTTTTAAGCGACGGGACGGTCTGCGTTAGCAGATGGAGGGGCTTTGCCCCGACAAGTTCCATGCAGGTGTCCGTGGAAGATGAAATCCGAAATCATAGATTGACCGACATAAGCCACAACATGATTTCAGGAGGACATGAACATGAAGTACGATGAAAGAGCCTGCAAATTCAACATGGACACCGGGTGCGTGGAACTGCTGCTCCGGGATGGGAGGAAAATCTCCATTGACTGCACCGGGGTCGAGGATGCGCTGGACGTGACCATGGCGCAGAGGTCGGAGTTAGACTATCTCGTCTATAATGACCCGCTTGGCTATGCGGATTTGATTCTGAACGGTGACCCGGAGGAATATTTGAAGAAAGTGGCTGGGAGCCATGGGTTAGAGGATTGATTTGAAATTGACCTTTTGAACAAAAAGGTGGAAGAAAATATTGTTTTATGGTATAATGTTTCAGAAAGAAGGTGCGTCTATGATACTGAATGAAGGATATCTTCATCGTGTGGCACGCGATAAAAAACTTAATCTTGAATTTGCTCAGAAAGAAGTTCTAAATGAAAATGTCCAGACATTTAGAAAGGATAGTAAAGATAAGTATGATATTTTTCTTTCACACAGCTACTTGGATAAAACGCTTGTGTATGCTGTAGTTGATTTGTTCAATCAGGCGGGGTATAGTGTGTATGTTGACTGGATAGAAGATCAGCAGTTGGATCGTTCAAAAGTAACCGCCGCAACAGCCAATACTTTACGAAAGAGAATGGAACTATCAAAAAGCTTAGCATATGTTGCTACAAGCAATTCTAGTAATTCGAAATGGTGCCCATGGGAATTAGGGTATGTCGATGCCTCAAAAAATGGTCGTTGTGCAATTTTGCCTATTATGAAAGATGAAGGCTCTACGTTCAAAGGGCAAGAGTACTTAGGGCTCTATCCATTTATTGATTATGCGCCGATTGAGAATACTCAAAAGTATCAATTTTGGGTAAATGATCCTCAAAATGGAAATTATGTTTCGTTGGAAAAATGGCTTTCTGGAACGGATCCATACAATCATGAATCATAGAGGTGATAACTATGGAAAAAGACGAACGTAAAGCTATTATGGATAAAGAAATTGATTTAATTCAAGGATGCATATCTCGGATGGCGCAAAATTCGTTTATCATTAAAGGATGGGCAATTACGTTAGTTGCCGTTGCGCTAGCATTACTTCCAGAAACGTTTGACGCAAAATTGTTGTGTGGGGTTAGCGTTGTAGTAACTGCTTGCTTTTGGTATTTGGATGCTTTCTATTTAAAAATGGAAAAGTTGTACAGACTAAAGTATCAATGGGTTATAGAAAACAGACAAAAGTCGGACATGTATTGCTATGATTTGAATCCTCACAACAAAAAGATGTGGTCTCCGAAAAATGAAAATGAGCCTTGCATCTTAAGAGTCATGATAACAAAAACACTTGTTCCGATATATGGTTCAATTATTGCTTTTTCTCTTTGGATGCTGTTTCATCTGTAATGGTAGCAAAAAAGCCAGGGCGTTCCCGGTAGAGAGAACGCTCTGGCTTTTTATGCTGCAACAGGCAACGCTTTTAGAGTTTCCTGTTCTTTCAGCCATTCCTCATATTCACGCTGGCCTTCTTCGCTGTTGAAAAATTCAACCATGGAGGGATAAAAGCAACGTGCAAGGGTCTTGATTGCTTCATCCGGGTAGCCGGATTTGTTTGACTTCTTCTTTTTGTTCAAATAGTATCCTCCGAAACTCAAAGTTCCATATCCTGACCACGCTTACGGTTTTGCTGCGGCACATTCATGGTGTGCTCCTGCTTGGGGGCAAGAATCTTTTCCAGAAAGCCACGCACCAGTTCGGGCGCACGGTGGAGAGCATCCAGATAGGGTTTCACGTCGTACCACAGGTCGTGGTACTTGTTGCTCCAACGAACGGCCTCTTTCTTGGCGGTGGAAAGTTCTTCTTTCAGGCGGCGGTTCTCCACATCCATCATATAGCCGTGGTCGGCTTGCTTTTTCAGCTTGGAAAACTCTTCTTCGGTCAGCGAATAGTTGCCGAGAAAGGTGCGCTTACCAATATAATCCAGATCGCGCGCATGAATGAGGGCTTCTTTTGTGAGCGTGACCTTTTTCTGCACAGCGGCAAGTTCCTTTTCGGTCTTGGAGAGGGTTTTGTTGGTTTGGGTGAGGTGCTGCTCTTTCTGGTCAATCTGGGCGGTCAGAGTGTCCAGTCGCTCCTGCTCCCGCTGGACTTTGAACTGGGTGACGGTCAGGTGTTCTTCAGTGCTGCCACGCTCACCGCGCTCTACATCCGTATACCCGGCGTTGCGCATATAGTGGAAGAAATCGTCTTGCAGGACACTGTACGACTTCTTCAGGACTGGCTTGCCGCTCTTTTGCAGGACAGGCTTTCCGGCATCGTCCAGCAGGGGCTTGGAAGCCCACTTCTTGCTTCGGCTGACCTGCATGACGGTCTCCTTGACTGTGCCGACCAGTGCCTTGTCCTTGCAGCGTTTCGACCAGAGGATCTGCTTTTCCACCACAGGCACATAGACCACATGGAGGTGGTAGTGGTAGACCTCCCGGCCCAGTGCTTCGGTCATGGCACGGTTGATCTCATCGGCGTGCATGACTGCCGAGAGGATATACTGCTCACCGCCCACGATTTGAACGGCAGCTTGGTAGGCATCCTCATAGAACTGCTTGGCGAACTCGTAGCCGCCGTGATTGTCAAAATAGGCCGAGTTGACATCAAAGACAAGCTCGCAGTAATGGGTGGCATCCGGCTTCAAGCCGCGCGTTGAAATCGTGCC